GGTTCGCTGCAAAATACGACCGGATCAAAGGCGATGCGAATGAAGCTGAGCCCGACCAAGAAGGGAATTGAGAATTTTCTCACTAACTCGCTGCTTGAGATCCGCCCGATGTCGATCCCGAAGCTTCAGGGACTTCGCCCCAAGTATTCGTCCGTCGATGAGTGGCTGTCCTGCGACATTCGCGAGGATCCGATCGGAACCATTGAGCAGGGCGCGTCCAAGATGGACGATTACCTCATCATCGCGACGAGTTCGGAGGGAACCATTCGAAACGGCGTCGGCGATTCCATCAAAATGGAACTGATGAAGATCCTCAAGGGCGAATACATCAATCCCCACGTGTCGATCTGGTATTACAAACTGGACGACATTGCAGAGGTTGCCGATCCGTCCAAGTGGGTCAAGGCGAATCCGAACATCGGAAAGATTGTCAGCTACGAGACCTATCAGCTGGACGTCGAGCGAATGGAGCAGGCGCCTTCGACGCGCAATGATATTCTCGCAAAGCGGTTCGGGATCCCCGTCGAGGGCTATACGTATTTCTTCAGCTACGAGGAGACGAAGCCGTTCCCGCATCGCGAGTATTGGCAGATGCCCTGCGCGATGGGGGCGGATTTGTCTAGAGGCGACGACTTCTGCGCGTTCACGTTTCTTTTCCCACTTTCCAATCGTAAATTTGGCGTCAAGACCCGCTGCTACATCACGGAGCGGACGCTTCAGAAGCTCCCGGCGGCGACGAGGGTCAAGTACGAGGAGTTCATCCGGGAGGGAACGCTGATCGTCATGGAAGGCACTGTGCTTAACGTGATGGACGTCTACGACGAGCTGGATCAATACATCGAGGACTCCTCGTATGACGTTCGGTGCTTTGGGTACGACCCCTATTACGCAAAGGAATTCGTGGAGCGCTGGTCGACGGAGAACGGCCCGTTTGGCGTCGTGAAGGTCATTCAGGGCGCGAAGACGGAATCCGTCCCCTTGGGCGAGATCAAGAAGCTCTCCGAGGACAGGATGCTGCTGTTCGACCAGCTGATGATGCAGTATACGATGGGCAACTGCATCGTCATCGAGGACACCAACGGCAACCGCAAGCTGAGCAAAGACCGAAACGACCAGAAGATCGACAGCGTGGCGGCCATGATGGACGCCTATGTCGCATACAAGGCGAATCTGGACGCATTCGAATGAGAGAAGCTTCCTATTTATAAAGGATAAGAGGTGCAGCTATGGCCCCAAACCTGATTACCCGGTGGAAGAGAGCGTGGAACGCCTTCCAGAACCGGGACCCGACGTATGAATTTCGAACCGGGGTTGGTTCGAGTTATGCAATGCAGCCTTACCGGCACGTTCTGAATCCCGGGACAGAGCGGTCGATCATTTCGGCGATTTACAACCGCATTGCGGTGGACGTTTCCGAAGTGACCATTCAGCACGTCCGGCTGGACGACAACGGCCGGTACGTCGACACCATTGACTCCGGCCTGAACCGGTGCCTGAACGTCGAGGCGAACATCGACCAGACGGGCAAGGCGTTTATCGAGGACCTCGTGCTGTCGATGATGGACGAGGGCGTCGTCGCCGCAGTGCCGGTCGACACGGCAGACCGCCCCGAGAACGAAGACGCCTACGATCCGGACGACCCTGAGCCGGTGGATATTCGCACCATGCGCACCGGCAGGATTACACAGTGGTATCCCGGCGACGTTCGAGTGGAGCTCTACAACGACCGAACCGGGAATCGGGAAGAGCTGGTGCTCCCCAAGCGCATGGTTGCGATCATTGAGAATCCATTCTATTCGGTGATGAACGAGCCGAATTCGACGCTCACGCGGCTGAAGCGAAAGCTCAACCTGCTGGACGTCGTGGACGAGCAGAACAGTTCCGGCAAGCTGGATTTGATTATTCAGTTGCCATATGTCGTGAAGAGCGAGACCCGAAAGAAGCAGGCGGAGAAGCGAAGGGCCGAAATCGAGGAACAGCTTCGAAGTTCGCAATACGGCATCGCCTACACCGATGGAACGGAGCGGATTACCCAGCTGAATCGCGCTGTCGAAAACAACATACTGCCCCAAATCGAGTACCTGACGAGTATGCTGTACAGCCAGTTGGGGCTGACGAAGGAAGTATTTGAAGGGACAGCCAACAGCGAGGTATTGAACAACTACTACGGCCGGACGATTGAGCCGATTGTATCCGCGATTACGAAGGAATTCTATCGAAAATTCCTGAGCAAACAGGCGCAGAGCAGGAATCAATCCATCTATTTTTTCAAGGATCCGTTCCGCATGATTCCGGTCAATCAGATTTCCGAGATTGCAGACAAGTTCACGCGCAATGAAATCCTGACGTCGAACGAGGTCAGGCAGATCATCGGCATGAAGGCGTCGGACGACCCGCGCGCAGACGAGCTCCGCAACAAGAACCTGTCTGAATCTGACGCGGATCAATTTCAGGAAGAGATTGACGAAGTGCAGAAACTGAAACGCATGAATCCAAGAGAACAAAGTCAAAATGGAGGTTGAGAAACGTGTTTGACAGCTACGACTTCGGGGGCTGGGCGACCAAGAACGATCTCCTGTGCGCAGACGGGCGGGTGATCCGCAAGGATGCGTTCAAGGAGTGCGACGGTCGAACCGTGCCGCTCGTATGGAACCACAACCACAACGACCCGACGAACGTCCTGGGGCACGCACTGCTGGAAAACCGCCCGGAAGGCGTATATCTCTACGGCGTGTTCAACGAATCCGTCAAGGCGCAGCATGCAAAACAGGCGGTGCAGCACGGGGACGTCAACGCCGTCTCCATCTACGCGAACCGCCTGCAGGAATCCGGCCGCGATGTCCTGCACGGCGTGATCCGGGAGGTCAGTCTCGTCCTCGCGGGGACAAATCCCGGCGCGAAGATCGAGACCGTCTTCTCGCACTCCGACGAGATGGACGACGAGGCGATCATCCACTCTGGCGAGGCCATCGAGCTGAAGCACGCCGAAGAGGAGAAGCCGGAAGCGCAGGAGAGCGGCGGCGATTCCGAGAAAACCGTCCGCGACGTCTGGAACACGATGAACGAGGAGCAGCAAACGGTCGTCGCCGCGATGATCGCCACGCTGATGGAAGACGGCGTGGACGAGTCTGCGGACGAAACAGAAAATGAAAACGAGGAGGATTCTGACGTGAAGCACAACGTCTTTGACCAGAACAGCGAGGAGAAGGTCCTCAAGCATTCCGAGGATGAGATCAACCAGGCCATCAAGGACGCCTCCCGGCACGGCAGCATGAAGGAGAGCTTCCTGGCGCACGGCATTACGAACGTGGACTACCTGTTCCCGGATGCCAAGAACGTCAACAACCCGCCCGCATTCTACCGCAGGGAGGACAGCTGGGTTTCCCGGGTCATGAACGGCGTCCACCACACCCCGTTCTCCCGCGTGAAGTCCATGTACGCAGACCTGACCGCCGACGAAGCCCGTGCGAAGGGTTACGTCAAGAGCAAGCAGAAGGTCGAGGAAGTGATCGTTGCACTGAAGCGCTCGACCACGCCCCAGACGGTTTACAAGCTTCAGAAGATGGATCGCGACGACATTATCGACATCACGGATTTCAACGTCGTCAACTGGCTGAAGTCCGAGATGCGGATCATGCTCAACGAGGAGCTCGCCCGCGCGTTCCTCGTCGGCGACGGCCGCCTGGCGTCCTCCGACGACAAGATCAAGGAGGACAACATCCGCCCGATCTGGACCGACGATGAGGTCTACACCATTCATTCGCAGATCGCCGCCGCGACGCTCACGACGGCCGACCAGCGCGCCAAGGCGTTCATCCGCGCCTGCGTCAAGTCCCGCAAGGACTACAAGGGCTCGGGCAACCCGGTGCTGTTTACGACAGAGGACATGCTGACCGACTGCCTGCTGATGGAGGACACGACTGGCCGCGTCATCTACGATACCGTAGACAAGCTCGCGACCGCGATCCGCGTCTCTTCGATCATCACGGTGCCGGTGATGGAGAACCTGACCCGCGAAGTGACGACCAATACCCACGAGCTAGCGGGCATCATCGTCAACCTCGCCGATTATAACGTCGGCGCGGACAAGGGTGGCGAGGTCAACATGTTCGACGACTTCGACATCGACTACAACAAGTATTCCTACCTGATCGAGACCCGCTGCTCCGGCGCGCTGATCCGCCCGAAGTCTGCGATTGCGATCGAGTTCGTCACGACGACGCCCGTTGAAGGCGGCGAGGAGTCCACCTGATTGCAGTCAAAATGGAATCAGGAGATGACGCTATGGGGAAGTTTTGCGGAGCCATCGGTTTCTCGGAGATGACGGAGACTTCCCCCGGTGTCTGGGAAGAGGTCATTACCGAGAGATCTTACTATGGGGACGTGACGCGGAACATTCGGAAGTGGGAAAGGGGCGACGGCCTGAACGACGACCTGAATGTGAACAACCTCATCAGCATTGTGGCGGACCCCTATGCGGCCAGCCACTTTTTCAATATGAGGTACGCGGTCTGGTGCGGAGCCAGATGGAAGGTGACCAACGTCGAAGTTCAGCGTCCCCGCCTGATCCTGACGATTGGGGGTGTCTACAATGGGCCAACGGCTGAAGCTTCAGGAGAAATTTGAGGAACTGCTCGGTTCGGAAAACGTCTATTTTCAGCCGCCGCCATCGGTTCAGATGCAATACCCCTGCATCGTATACGAGCGTGCGCCGTTTCACGTCCGCCACGCAGACAATCTTCCGTATTCGATCGCCGACCGCTATACGGTCACGATCATTGACCGGAACCCGGACACCGAACTCCCCAAAATGCTTGCCGGATGGAAATTCTGCACGATGAACCGCAGCTTCACATCCGACAATCTGAACCACTATGTATTCGACCTGTACGATTAAAGGAGGAATTGCACATGCCGGGAAAGCTTACCTGGGATGCCACTGGCGAAAGATACTTTGAAATGGGTGTATCGAAGGGCGTGCTGTTCGTGATGGGCGCCGAGGGAACCTACGGCGCGGGCGTCGCGTGGAACGGCCTTTCGACCGTCACCGAATCCCCCGAAGGCGCGGAGCCGACCGACATCTGGGCGGACAACATCAAGTACGCGACGCTGCGCTCCACCGAGACGTTCAGCGGAACCATCGAGGCGTACACCTATCCGGACGAGTTCAACGCCTGCAACGGCGAGGCGACGCTCGTGGAGGGCGCGACGATTGGCCAGCAGTCCCGCGCGACGTTCGGCCTCTGCTACCGCACCGAGATTGGCAGCGACACGGCCAGCGACGGCACGGCGGGATACAAGCTGCACTTCCTGTACGGCCTCACCGCCTCCCCGTCCGAGAAGGCGTATGCCTCGATCAACGACAGTCCGGAGGCGATTGCGTTCTCGTGGGAAGTCAGCTCGACCCCGGTCACGGTGACGTCGATTTCCGGTGCGAAGCCGACTTCCACGGTTGTGGTCGACTCCCGCACGGCGGACAGCACGAAGCTTAGAGAGCTGGAGAAGATGGTCTATGGCGATACTGCCACGACGTCAAAGCTTCCGACCCCGGACGAGATTTACACCCTGCTCAACGAAGGCACCTGACCCAAATCTGGCCCTTGAGAAGACCTGTTCCCTGCGGGGCGGGTCTTCTCGCTATATTTGAAAGGAGATTCCACGACATGATTAAGAAGCAGATCACCTACACCGATTACGACGGAAACGAGCGCACGGAATCCTTCTGGTTTGCGCTGAATCAGGCCGAGCTGTTGGAGATGAACCTCGAAAAGAACGGCGGCCTGTCAAACATGATCACCCGAATCACCGAAACGAACGACTATGCCGAGCTTTCGAGGATTCTTAAAGATTTGATTCGCCGGTCGTATGGCGTGAAGTCCGACGACGGCAAGCGCTTTGTCAAGTCTCCGGCCATGACGGAG